TAGTACTTGTTGCTGGTATATCCTTTCTAAAAAATTCTATATCTGTACTAGCTGAACTATCTCTAAGATCACAGTTTACAGTTACAGCTCCTGTGCTGTTATTAGATATGTACACTGATTTTACAATAGCTACAGCAGTGGTTGCTATGTTTAAAATTGTAGTCATATTTGTATTAGTCAATATGACACTAGCGTTTTTATAATTTATGCTCATGATAAAAAGTAATTAAATGTGTCTTGTTCGTTTTTCAAGTCTTGTTGAAAAGAAAAATTTAATTGATTCTGTAATGTAGTTAAAGACTCTATTATCTGTCTTTGATTTTCTACATCGTATTCTTCTTTTGGTTCAGGTATGTAATTTGTTATTTTAGCCATTAGTTTCTAAACGCCTGAAATTGTGAAGTTGTTAATCCTTGACCTGTAGTTGCTGGTCTATCTTGAATCTGGGGACCATCACCTCCGCCTCCACCGGTGAATTGTTGAATATCTCTTTTCTTTTTAGCCACAGTTTCTAAAGCCCTTTGGTTAGCAGCTTTTCGTTCTCTTAATTTTCTAAAAAATTCTGCACCTGTTCTACTAGATCCAAATAAATCTTTTATACTACCTGTTGTTTCATATCGTTTTTGAGCTCTTTCAAATCTGTTCAACCCTGTTCTTGGATTATAGAAATCATTTACCATGCTAGCGGGTTGATTAAAATTACCTATAGAATATATCCCACCTTTAATACTAGCTCGTGGATCAAATCGTTCATAAGGTTGACCATCAAGATTTCTTAAAAAATTAAATCCTGGTATAAGCATACCCATTAAATCTAATACACCACTAGATTTTTTTTCTTCAGGTCTAGAAAAATCTTCTTTATCAGTAAACCCTTGAATATTATCTACACTTGTTCCAAAAGGGACTGCTGCTGATGATGCAGTAATGCCTGTTGGAAAATTTGTAGGAAATATACTTTGAATAGATCTAGGATCAAATGATGTTTGATTAGGTATAGTAGTAGCAGTATTGAACTGATCAAAAAGTCTGCTTCCTACATCAAAAGGTAAATTACTACTTGTACCTACAGGTACAATTGAAATTGTGCCATCAGCATTTACTATGGTTTCAAACCCAGGTGTACCTGACACAGAACTTATTTTATCAGGCTCTGCTGCACTTGCTGAACTAAAAATACTAAAAAGACCTTTATCAGGGACTGCTGCTTCTGCATCAGCGACAGCTTTAAATTTTGCATAATTAGCATCTCCAAGAACAAATTGAGAAGTTGGATTTTCTTCATACCTTTGTTTAAATCCACCCATACCCATAACACCATCGTATTGTTGTTTTTCAAGAGGCGTTAATTGATTGTATAAATCTTGTGCGGTTATTTCAGCCATTATCGTCTTCCATCAGGTTGTGCGTCTAATCTTAGTGTGCCATATCTCCAGGTTTCACCTGTACCATCATTTTCTATCTTGACAGATACAAGTCTTCCTCTGGCTCGAGTATCTACCTTATCAGTTGTTGACGTAACTGTAAAGGGTCCAAGTGGAGAACTTACAGCCACATCGTCTGGATAGGCACTAACAAGTAATGTTACTTTAGCATTACCTGTTTGATATTTAAAATCAGGTATAAATCGTCTAACAGCCATAAAAAACTCACCATCTCCTCTATAATCTGCAATTCCCGTTGATTGACCTAAAGCGCTTTGTCTAGATGTAATATCCCAATCTCCAGATCTGATAAATGCAGGGATAGCTGTTGTTGCTGTGCTGTTAACTTGATCTGTGCCTTGTTCATGCTCGTAATAAACACTAGCACCATATTTGTTTGTAATTCCTAATATGTCAGGAAAGACTGGCGTTAATGTATCATCGTAATCTGTAGCGTAAGGATTATCAAATACACTTTGATCTTGATAGGTTGTTCTATCTAAAGACGATGTCGTCCAACAGTTTTCAGAATAATTATAAGTTACACATCGATCAATCTGATTAGATCCATTTTTTGGATAAAACCAATTTACTTCTGTATATAAATTATTTGGACCCGCAAAGATAACATCTCTTGAATTAAAGTTTAATCCAAGATTATCTCCGTCTGTGCTAAATACAAAATCTTCTACAAGTGATGGTAATGATTTTACTGTACCATCAAACACAAAGAATCCACCTTGCGATCCCATCCAAAACACCGCTCCATTTACGAATGTCGCGGCGTGTTGAGAAATGCATCCACAGTTTGTACCTACTTGTCTAACACTAAATGTAAATGGTGGCCCGACAAATTGAATAACGTATGCAGCAAGATCAGTTATAATAAACACATAGTCTTTACCTTGAAGTGCTGCTCTTATTTCGTTCCCTGTATCTAGTCTAAATGTTCCTGCAGTATTGGTTGCTGTTGGTGCATATGTATTTAAATCTTCTTGATTAGAAAATCTTACAAACATCGGATCTTGTGTTGTGTTGTCACCAATAGTTGTTTCAGTTCCAAAGTGAAATAAATGCCTGTCCCTGTCTGATACTAAAGTAAATCTGCTAGCCGTAGGATTGTTTGTAGTTTGAAAATTACTTGTGGTTTGTGAAGCTCTAATTGTTCTTGCCCCTGATGCTCCTGCGTTCCATGTAAATGTTTTACCATTAAATATAGTTGCAACTAATACCTGACCAAAGTTGTCAAGACTCCAGTTTCCTGCATCTAGAGTCACGTCACTTACGGCTCTTGCTGTGCCCCAAGTCGATGCTCCCCATGTCGATGTGCTCCAACCATAACCTGGTGTTTGTGTAGTTGGTCCTACTTCAACATAAGGATTAACAGTTACAGCACCTGCCGCAGTCATACCAGATCCTCCTTCCGCACGTGAAGCTTGAACAGTAAATTTATCTACAGTAGGTACAGTTAATATTTCATATGGTTGTTCTAATTCTGCTGCTGTAAAGTCCGATGCTCCCGTAACCGTAACAGATGAAAGAGTTACATATCGTCCAACAGCTAAACCGTGTGAACCTTTATTAATAGTTACTGTTCTTGATCCATTAACAGTTGTTAATGTGCCTCCAGTAATTGCTGTATCTAAAGGTGTAATATCGTAAAAATCATTACCATAATACAAAAATAAACCTTGTGATGTTCCGATTGCAGAATACTTCTCACCTGCAAAACTTGAAAATGCAACTTGTGCTCTGGCAGCTCCGGGTAATGTTTTATTAGCGGCCGTTAATTGTAACCAGCCACCTATTTTTTCAGGTAATCCGTATCTAAATCTTACAAAATCACCGTCAGTCCATTGACCTTCGGCCCCTGACTCAGTGTCTTGTTTATTAAATCCTGCCTTGAATTTTAATTTCTGTAGCATATAATAGCTTATATATTAGTTTTTTAGAGAATGAAAGTGAGAAAATGATAAGCATATTAGACAAAAATAATAAATTAAGCGAACATAAAAATAGCTTGAATATTACTTATCCAAGAACAGTAAATATAATATTCGGACATTATCCTTACCCTGATATTATCCATAATTTTATTATGGATATAAAAAATAATCTGGATAAAGATATGGAAAATTACACTAATGTAAAAGGTGGAATGACGAATTGGTATTACTTTTTAGAAAAAAAACAATTTGTAGATTTTATAACTTATCTTATAAATAAACATCAAACAACTCATCATGATATATTTAAACATTTTTTAGAAAAAAATACTATTGAAAATGCTTGGGGCAATGAAATAAAAAAAGGAGATAGTTTAGATTATCATACTCACGCTTCTTTTCATGGAATTTTATATTTAACAAAGGGATGTGATTTAATACTTCCTGAATTAAATTTAAAAATATATCCTGAACCAGGAGACTACTATATATTTCCGCCTCACATATTACATGGATTTGATGTATCTCAAGAAGAAAAAAACAGATATAGTTTAATATTTAATATTGTTCCACATAAACATTTTGACTATTTAAAAAAATTAAATGAAAGATAAAACAGTTAACATAGATAATTTCATAGGAATTTATGACAATTATATTCTTCCAGAAGAATGTAATAAAGCGATTGAATTATATGAAGAGCAAAATAAATTTCACAATACAGTTAATAGAATAGGCTTTGAAGAATCTTCTGTATTAACTAAACAAGACCAACAATTTTTTGCTAAGGCACGTAATATAGACGTATGGTGGACAGCGTTAAAATCTATGATATTAAATTTTGATATGGCTTGGCAACACTATTTACAAAACACTGGAGCTGCTGCTGCATATGGTAATATTGATTTTCATTATACCACATTAAAAATTCAAAAAACTTTACCAACAGAGGGATATCACGTTTGGCATATTGAACATGGAAAAGGATTTGAAAATGAACCAAGAGCTTTTGTTTTTTCAGTATATTTAAATGATATAGAAGAAGGTGGAGAAACAGAATTTTTAAATTTTTCAAAAAGAGTAAAACCTAAAACAGGTAGAATAGTTATTTGGCCTGCGGGGTTTCCCTATGTTCATAGAGGTAATCCACCCTTATCTGGTGAAAAATACATAGTAACTTCATGGATGATGTTAAAATAAAAAGTTTTGATCCATTTGAATATCAAAACGCGTTCTATACATACAATTTAGATATATCTGCAGATGAAATTAATCAGATTTTTTACTTGTTAAATAATAGAAAAAAAATTTATGAACAAAAAAACACATTTAATCATTTAAATGTATTAAATTTTCCTTTATTAAAAAATCTTAGATATCAAGTAATAAATATATTGGAAAAACACAATTTAATATTGCAGAATAATTGGGCTCAATTATATAATAAAAATAATAAACATGGTATTCATATTCATGCCTTATCTATTTATTCTGGAATAATATATTTAAATCCAAATAAACCAAGTCCTACTATTTTTTATGATAAAAATTTAGAAAAATCATATGTTCATAAAGGTATGAAAAATACTTTATTATTATTTCCTTCTCATGTTCCTCATGAAGTAAAACCTTTAAATAAAAATGAAAAAAGGTTAGTGATATCTTTTAATACACTAAGAGCTGTATGATGTAGGTCTTGCACCTAATCTAGTAATTTTATCTGATTCAGATTCACCTTCAACATTATCATTATCCCAATTAGATTGTAACTGAGCTAAGTGAGCTGAATCCCATCTAGTAATAAAATCTTGAAAGTCACCTAAGTTTGCATCTTCCCAAGTAGAGTGTGGAGTTCCGTTTCTGTATTCTACAGTATCGCTAGGTTCAAATGTTCCATATTGAATAGCCCAAATATTATTCCATTTAGTTAATCCCCAAAAATCATTATCATCAATTACATAAGAAGTACCCGCTGCATCACCAGCTTGTTTGATAATCATCTTATCTTCGAATACCACTGTCCATGTTGCGTTTGTTGCCATAATTTCTCCTACGTCTTAATAATATAAATAATTGTTAAATAAGGTTGAACAACCGAAGTTGCACTACCTGTAAATGTTGCACTCATGTTATGAGAGTGACCACTACCTGATCCTGTATTGCCGGTATTAGCGCTACTGTCACTAAGACCAGAACCTGCGTTGAAGGGACTGTTTCCTCCACCTTGTCTAGCAGTGTAAGTATGTGAGTGAGAAGCAAGTTGTGCAGTTGATAAAGTAGCATTCGCTGTTGAACCACCAACTGTTCCAGATGCAGCTACGGTATTTGCTCCACCAGTTGATGCTAAAGCTTTAGTTCCAGATTTACCCATTGCAACGTTATCTTGCAAATCAGGTAGATTAAAAGTTGATGCACCATCTCCAGCTCCGTAAGTTGTTCCTACGATTGCAAATAATGCAGAATAAGTTGATCTTGAAACAGCTGCACCATTACACTCTAAGAAACCTGTTGGCACTGAAGAAGAAGACCACGGCACAATAG